CAAAGGTTTTCCATTCCCAGTTACCTAGTTGGATATCTGTAGATATAGGGGACACAAACTCAAAACAACATGTTAGATTTAGTAATGGGTGTGAGATAAAAGCAGTGGCTACTTCAGCGGATGCTCTTAGAGGGTACACACCTTCATTATTAATTTTAGATGAGGCGGCCTTTATTGAAGGAGGACAAGATGTGTGGGCTGCTTGTCAAGCTTCACTTTCAACAGGGGGGAACGCGATTCTCGTATCAACACCTAATGGATACGACCCAATATACCACACAACCTATGACGGTGCCAAAAAAGGAACAAATGATTTTAAGATTGTTGAAATGAGGTGGTATGAAGACCCAAGATTCAATAAAGGGTTAGAATGGGAAAAAGAAGGGGAAGAAAATATTCCCTGTGAAACGCAAAACCTTAAACTATACGAAAAGTATGTTATCGATGGTTATAAACCAATCTCACCATGGTATTTAGAAATGATAAGACAAATGAATGGTAACATGAGATTAGTTAATCAGGAAATTAATTGTGATTTCTTAGGTTCTGGGGAAACTGTTATCGATAAAGAATGGATAGAACAACAAGAAAAAGAGAATAGGAGGGATCCTATTAGGAAAGAAGGTATAGAACGAGATTTATGGATATGGAAAGACCCAGAACCAGGGAAAAAATATGTTATGGGGGTGGATGTATCAACTGGACAATCTGACGATTTTAGTGCTTTTACTGTAATATGTTTGGATTGTGAGGAAGGGGAAGAACAGGTTGCGGAATATTACGGAAAAATGCCACCAGACGAGTTAGCAAATTATGTGTGGCACGCAGGCACAAGATACAACGCTTATGTTGTAATTGACATTACCGGAGGAGTTGGGTTACCAACCTCCTTAAAATTAAAAGAAATGGGATATGCCCAACTACATTATCCGAACGGGGATAGAACTAAAAACCCAGGATTTAATATAGACTCTAATAGAAGAATAGTTGTTAGTGAGTTGGAAGAGTCGGTTAGGACAAACAGGGTTAAAATACGTTCTGAAAGAACTATTGCAGAAATGACTACTTTTGTTTTTAGAAATGGTAGGCCTGACCATATGGTTGGTTATCATGACGACCTTCTGTGGGGGTTAGCGATGGGGTTATATGTTGCAAGTACTACCTTTAAGGAAATGGAAAGAAATAAAAATAAATCAGCAGCTATTATGGATAGTTGGATGACTACTACGACTCAGAACGAACACATAGATTCTATTAAACCCGCGGGTGAGAAAATGGCGTTATCCAAACCCCCATCCAACACCCCGGAACACATGACACAAAGATTTCCAAACCCTATGGACCCCTTTACTAGTCAGGGTCAAGACGGAAGACATATGTATAAAGAATATGGTTGGTTATTTGGGAATATGGGCCGAGGAAGACGTCCTTAAGGTTTATATTATAAATTTTTTAGTTTATTATTACTATTAAGTATTTATATTAAAACAACACAAATCAAATGGCCGACAGAAATCTAACAATATATCAGAAATTACAACAAGTATTTGGCGCTGGAGCGATGAGAAGAACTCCACCAAGTTATAATGTTGACCCAAGTAAAATATTACTTAAAACACCATCAAAGGAGGAGTTTGATCAGGAGAAACTACAAGCTCAACAACAAGCTTTCCTAAAAGGACAATGGAATAAAGTAGATAGTGAGTTATATAACCAAGCGATTTATTATGAAACTACTAGGTTAGCTTCTTTTTATGATTTCGAATCGATGGAGTTTACTCCTGAAATTGCGGCGGCTTTAGACATATACGCTGAAGAAAGTTGTACTCCAGATGAAACAGGGACTTTACTTACTGTGGAATCTGATTCTAGTAGAATAAAAGATATTTTAGACAATCTTTTCCATAAGGTACTTGACCTACATGCTGTTTTACCAGCTTGGACGAGAAATACCTGTAAGTATGGTGATAATTTTGTCTACTTAAAAATTGACCCAAAACAAGGGATTATTGGAGCTTCCCAATTACCTAATATTGAAATAGAAAGAAAGGATGAAAGTAGTTATTTAACATCACGAAAAGCTGGAACTTATGGAGTTGAGGGAGAAGAAGAAAAAGATAAGAATATAAAGTTTGAATGGAGAAATAAATCAATTTCTTTTAACGCTTGGGAGATTGCTCATTTTAGATTATTAGGAGACGATAGGAGATTACCATATGGGACTTCTTTATTGGAAAAAGTAAGAAGGATTTGGAAACAGTTATTATTATCTGAGGATGCTATGATGATATATAGAGTAACTAGAGCACCGGAAAGAAGAGTCTTTAAGATAAATGTTGGTAATATTGATGATCAAGATGTACAAGCATATGTAAATAAAATAGCAAATAATTTCAAAAGAAGTCATGCGATAGACCAATCCACAGGTCAAGCAGATTTAAGATATAATGCATTAGCGGTTGACCAAGACTTTTTTGTCCCTGTTCGTAATGACGGAGCTGCCAACCCAATTGAAACATTACCTGGAGCAGGTAATCTAGACCAAATTGCTGATATTGAGTACATCCAAAAGAAAATGCTTTCAGCCCTAAGGATACCAAAACCATTTTTAGGTTTTGAAGAACCAGCGGGTGAAGGAAAGAATCTAGCACTTCAAGACATTCGTTTTGCTAGAACAATCAATAGAGTTCAACAATCAATGGTTCAAGAACTTAATAAGATTGCGATAGTACATCTATATATTTTAGGATTTGAGGACGAACTAGAAAACTTTACATTAAGGTTACAAAACCCATCAACCCAAGCCGAAATGTTAAAAATAGAACAATTCCAATCAAAAGTGGCTTTATATCGAGATTCGGTATCTGACGCTGGTAATGGTTTTGGTGCAACTTCTATGACTTGGGCAAAGAAAAATATATTAGGTTTTAGTGATGATGATATTCTTCTAGACTTAGAAAGACAAAGAATGGAAAAAGCAGCAGCTGCAGAAATGGAAAATACTTCTGAAATTATAAAAAGTACTGGTATTTTTGATGAGGTTGATAAACTATATGGAGCACCATCTGAGGGAGAAGACTTACCAGCTGAAGGTAGTGAAGATGAACCACCAACACCAGGTGGGGCGACTGGCTCAACACCAACACCAAGTGGTGGAGGAGACGCTGATATGGATGATGACATGATGATGGAAAAGGATAGTAATTTTAGAAATCTAGTTAATATCGTAAACTTTGATACAAAAAAGAAAGGTAAAAATACAAAAAGTAATTTAATCAAGGAAGACCTCGATTACCTAAAACAAAATTTAGACAAACTTTTAGAATAGTTTTATATTTATTATATAAACATACTGTATGAAAAATTTTGGTGATTTACTAGATTCAATATATTCTAAAGCGTCCTTACAATTTGCAAACAATAAAAAAGATTGTAGCAAGATACTCAAAGAGTGTATAAACACAATAAAAACAGATAAAGTCCTTTCTGATCAATTCACAATTTTTAATAATCTTAAGACATCGGTTATAGATGAAAATCAGATTAATGATTATATAACTGAAAATATAAACTCATTAAAATCCTATAAACATAGAGAAATTATTAGATCTAATAATAAATTAGAGAGAATATGTTCAAAATTAGGTACAAAAGTTAAAAAAGATAAACTAAATGAATCAATATCAAAGTTATGTTTTTTAATGAACACCGCTAAGAATGTTAATGTACTACATGAGTCAAAAAATATAATAAAAGAAAATTTACTAACCAACCAAAAGAAAAAAGAAAGCGACGTACCGTCAATACCGTTAGCCCTGATGAGTAAACTTGTTAGTAAAAAATATAATGAAAAATATAGTACATTAAATGAGTCAGATAAAAAATTACTTAGGGTGATTCTTGAGAACAAAGAAGGTGACGAAAAACTTTTCAAATTGTATAAAGAAAAGGCAACACAATTACTAAAGGTTAAAATAGTCGAAAACGACGACTCCACATTACACACAAATCTAAAAAAAAGTTATAAGAAAATAACTGAAATGGAATATATAAACGAAAGTTTAATAAACGATGTTAGTAAATTACATCAGTTAATAGAAGGTTTAGAGTAAAATGGGAAGATTAACAAACGAACAAGTATATAGTGAGATAAAGTTGGTTAAAAACGATATGACTTACTTAAAGGATGGTCAGGCAAAATTGCAAGAAGATATAACAATGATTAAAAAAGTGTTACTAAATCCAGACAATGGTACAGTAGCAAGAGTAAATAAAAACACACAGTTTAGACAATCAACCGGAAAAATACTGTGGTCTATTTGGATCGCGTTGTTAGGTATAATAGGAAAGTTGATGTTCTGGAACTAATTAAAAAAATTAAAATTATGGATTTTTTCAAAAACATGTTAAGTAGTGAAGGTAAGGTCTCAAGTAAGAGATTTGTTACTTTTATCTGTCTATTATTTATGTTAATAGGATATACGTCAAATCTCTTTTGGGATTTCACTATAGATAATGATTTATTCCAATCGTTACAGTGGATAGTAATGGCGGGACTTGGTTTTACAGCTGCTGAGAATTTTTCACCTAAGGGTGGTGACGTTCCAGAAGAAGAACCAACTCCATCACACACTACAGTAACTCATGAATACAGTCATAACGATGAAGAGATATAAACACTAAAAAAATGGGAAGAAAACAAAGATTAGAAAAACAAGAAAACATAGAAAGGGCTAATCGTCTTTTAGAATCACG